AACTAAGGATTTGGCTCGTCTGATCAACGAAGACTCTATCATCAACTCTTTAAAAAACATTATACTGACCAGAAAGGGAGAGCGTCCTTTCTTTCCAGAATTTGGATGTAACATATCCGGACTATTGTTTGAAAACTTCTCTAAATTTACAACCGATGCTATAGAGACTGAGATTAAGACTGCTGTTGAAAACTTTGAGCCAAGAGTCAAAACTATCAAGGTGAAAGCAATTGAAACTCAGGATAATCACTCGATCGAGCTGCAATTGTTTTTTACCACTATAAATAATCCTGAGAATATTTCAATCAGCTTCTTTCTTTCAAGAATAAGGTAAAATGGCAAATTCATCTATCAACCTAGTCGACTTAGACTTCAACTCTCTAAAGTCGTCTTTAAAATCCTATCTATCATCTCAAGCCAAGTTTCAAGATTATAATTTTGATGGCTCGAACATGAGTGTGTTATTGGATGTACTTGCTTATAATACCTACCTTAACACCTTTTATATGAATATGGTTGCAAGTGAGATGTTTCTTGATACTGCACAGTTGAGAGATAGTATCGTGTCACACGCAAAGGAACTGAACTATATTCCTAGATCTTTCAGATCAGCTCAGGCCAATGTTAATATATCAATAACACCTTCGACAAACGTATCATCTGTTGTTATCCCTGCTAAAACTGGATTCACTTCAAGAGTAGGCTCTAATACTTTCAACTTTGTGACAAGTGAGGCTATTGCGATAACAACAAGCAGCAATGGTGCTTACTATGCCAATAATATAGTGGTGTATGAAGGATCGTATGTTACTGATACATTCGTCAAGAACAGTGCAATCGAAAATCAAAGATTTATATTAAATAATCCAACAATTGATACAACTAGTATTGAAATTACTGTATCTGAAAATAGCGGTGCTAATGTATTTACATACATGCAAGGATACTCATTATTTGGTGTTGTTTCAAACACAAACGTATTTTTTGTACAGCCAGCTGAAAATGAACAGTATGAAGTTATATTTGGTGATGACATATCGGGCAGAGCACCTCGCAACGGAGCAATAATTGATATAACATATAGATTAAGTAACGGCGAACTACCAAACGGCGCCGATACGTTTGTTAATAATTCAAGTATTGATGGTCATTCAAATGTTTCTGTTGTTGTAAATACTGAGGCAAGGAACGGATCCGTTTCAGAATCTAATACATCAATCAAATTCAATGCTCCACGAAGCTTTCAAACCCAGGAAAGAGCAATTACCGAGAGTGATTACGAAGTTCTACTTCTCAGAGAATTTCCAGAAATTCAAGCAATATCTGTCTTTGGTGGTGAAAAGGAAGATCCACCTCAATACGGTAAGGTGTTTATATCAATCGATATCACAAACTCAGACGGTATTCCTGAACTCAATAAGACAATTTATAAGAGTTATTTAAGAGACAAAGTTCCGCTGGGAATAACAACAGAAATTGTTAATCCTGAATTCATATATCTTAAAGTTGATACAACGGTCAACTACAATTATAATATAACTACGCTTTCAGAGAATCAGCTATCAACAATAGTTCTTACTGCAATAACCAATTACAATAACACATATCTAAATGACTTTAATGCTAATTTCAGATATAGTAATTTTGTTGCCAATATTGATAATGCAGATAAATCTATACTTAATAACGACACGTTTGTAAATCCTTATTATTTGTTGATGTTGGATGCTGGTGTGAGTAAATCGTTTGAATTCTCATTCAATACCGAAGTTTTAATAACAACTCCTTCTGATATTGTTCACCCTATTACTGCTGATAGAGGGGTGTTTTCATCTCCATTTGTTGTCGAGGGATTGACAAGTCAGATTGAAGATGATGGTATAGGCAATCTTAGAGTTGTTAGAGTAACATCTGAATCTCACTTTGAGAAGTTTAAAATTGGTACAATAGATTATGCAACAGGATCCATTGTTATTAGTAATTTGAATGTTGAAAGTTACACCGGATCAGGAATAAAGCTATACATTAAGCCAGTTAGCTTGGATTACAGTACTAGCCTTAAGAATATTTTAAAAATTAATCCAGAAGATATATCAGTTACAATGATACCTAAAAAATCATGAAACAAATAGAAGACAATATAAGTCTACTTGTTGAAAATCATTTTCCAGAGTTCTATAAGGAACAAGGAAATACCTTTATTGATTTTGTAAGAGAGTATTACAACTGGACTCAGCAAACTAATAATACCTTATTCTTTTCGAGAAATCTTTTAGAAAATAGAGACATCGATACAACAATAGATGATTTTCTATATCACTATAAAGAAAAATATTTAAGTGGTGCTCCTGTCAGTTTTGACAGATCAAGATTCAATATTAAACACGTCAAAGACTTCTACAACTCAAAAGGAACTGAAAGAGGTTCTAAATTATTTTTGAATAGAGTTTACGGAGTATCGGAAGCGGATGTATATTTTCCAGGTACTGATGTAATCAAGGCATCTGATGGTGAGTGGGTAATTCCCATATATCTTGAAGTCAGTCTCTCTGAGAAAACTAAACTATTTGTTGGTAAGACAGTTGTAGGGTCAACTTCTGGTGCTACCGCTTTCGTTGAGGGTGTTGGTAGAAAAGTAATTAGAGGACATTATGTTGATATTGTGTATCTTTCAAACGTCAATGGAAATTTCAATTTTGGTGAGATACTAACAGTAGATGGAATTTTGGTTGGTTGTCCAAAAGTAGTAGGATCTCTCACACAAATAGTAATCAACGATGCCGGAAGAGAATTTGCGGTTGGTGATGTGGTTGACGTTGTATCGGATATTAGAGGAAAGCAAGGTAAAGCTAGAATAGATTCAGTTGCACAATCAACTGGTAAAGTAACGTTTACATTGCTTGACGGTGGTACTGGTTATAGATTGACTACTAATCCTATTATTGCTGAGAAGATGCTTATAATTGAAAATAAAGTATTTTCAAACACTTATGTTCCAAATCTTCTTATTGATGAATTCATATACCAGCCTCTTGCAAATATTGTTTTCAGTTCATCCAATACTACATTCAGTATAGGCCAACTGGTTACTGGTGCAAACTCATCAGCCAATGTATCAACAGGGAGAATTGTTGGTAAGAATCAATCTTCGGTGACAGGTACAGTTACAGCTAATTCAACATCAAATACAGTAACCGGTAGTAATACACTGTTTTCCTCTCAGTTAGCCAATAACGACTACATTAAGTTTGAATCAAACAACTCAACATTCCGAATATTTTCTGTAAACAGTAACACATCGTTAACACTGACTACTACAGGACCAAATGTTACTGCAAACACAATTACTGTTGCTAATGGTAGTATATTGGTTACAGCAATATCAGGCAATTGGTCTTTAGCTGATAGAATACATGGGTCAGCAGCTCTAATAGATTCTTATCAGGATAGAACTGCTTCTGGTGTTATAATGGGATCCAATACCAACACAATTGGAATTTCAAATGTAGTGAATGTGTTTACATCAAATCAATACAACTTTATTTACGGATCTACTTCAAACGTATATGCTAATGTTTCACTTGTTGGAACTGGAACTAGCGCTAGCTTTGATATTGGTAGTCTGACTGATGAAGAAACGGTCTTTCTCAACACAGACTTTGTTGGTGGAAATAATGGAATAGCTACGACTTTGATAACTGGAACAGTTTCTTGTAATACCACTAGTCCTCAAGTAAACGGAGTATCAACGTCATTCACAACAGAACTGTATGATGGAGCTTACATTAAGATTGGAAGTAATAATACTGTCTTTCAAGTAAATACAGTAAGCAACAATACAATTTTGAACTTGAGAACAAATGCACTCACAGCAGTATCAAATTCAATAAGCATTACAAGTGGTCCTTATCTATCGACTCCTCTTAGCGCATTTAAGTATGGTTTTCCTAAATTACCAACAGGTAATGTAAGTATTCTTTTGAATCTTGCTTTGACTAGAGCGAGTTTTGAATTAGGAACAATTGCATCTCTTACGAATATCAACCCCGGATCCGGATATAACATTTCACCTTTTGTTCTTGTGAGGGATAGAGATATTGCAAGCTTCAACAGAAGAGACTTACACTTGACCATCGATACAAAGGTTGGTTCGTTTACTGATGGTGAAGAGCTTGTTCAAAACTTCTCAAGACCTGCATTTACTTTACAAACCAGTGGATCAAATACTAACTTCTTACTGGGTGAGAGTATCACACAGAAGTCTAATTCCACAGCAAATACTTACGGATTATCTTCATCATCTAACGCAACAATTTCTGTTGTTGAGGTTTCTGCCTTTTCTAACTCCACGTATGGAAATTCGTTTGTTAATTCTGCACTATCATCTGCAATATCAGGATCTGTTACATCAAATGCAACGAGTCCGCAAGTAAACGGAACTGGTACCTCGTTCACAGCTGATCTGTCTGCAGGAGACTTTATCAAGTTTTCAGGTAATAACCTACTATTTCAAATTAATACAATCAGTAATAATACAATATTGAATTTGACCACTAATAGTGCTGTCATTGTTTCTACCAACACAATATCTAAAGCAACAAACGTTGCAATAGGTATGACTTCGGGGGTCAAATTCTTTGTCAATACAGCAATTGCCAACTCTCAGATATCTCTGTCTAGAGGATCAGTTATCAATTCTGGTGCTTCATTCATTAACCTAACAAGAAAGACGTTCAATCAATCTTTCACTGCCAATGTATCTATAACAGGAAGTATATCTGGTGCAACCGCAAATGTTGTAGGTGTTACTCAAATTGCTGACTCTTCTTTGATGGGAAACAATGCTGTTGTAAACTCTTTTGCTGGTATTGTAAATGGCGCGATAACATCTGTATCAGTTATTGATTCGGGATTTGCATATCAAGATGGTGAGTTGATTACACTTCAAAAAGAATCAAACCAGTATGTTGCTACTGGATATGCTAACCTAATAAACCAAGGTACTGGTGAGGGTTACTTTAAATCTACTAGAGGGTTCTTGAACAGTGATAAATACATTCATGATGGTGAATTCTATCAATTTTTCTCATATCAAATATCAACCGATATTTCACTTGATACGTATGGGGATACTCTTAAAAAACTAATGCACGTCGCTGGTACCAAGCTTTTTGGTAGTGTTACAAAGGTATCTAATGTCGATGTTACAATTAAATCTTCTGGTGTAGAGATAGACACATGAGCAAACTAATTACAAACAACATTAAACTTTTTAATGTTGATCAATTTATTGAATCATTTTCTGAACCAAATTTCAATATCTATTATTATTTTGTCGGTAATCCTATTCCATTCACCAATGACAATTCTCCGCCCATTCTATATGACAATGTACAGACAACGCTGGTAGATCCGTATGAAAATATGATATACGGTAAAAGAATTACTTCGTCAGACATTGTTCAGATGGCACCAAGACACAACTGGCAAGCTGGTACAGTTTATTCAAAATATTCAAGCGATGATGAAAATCTACTAACTTCAAACTTTTTTGTATTGTCTGATGAAGGATCATCTTATAGTGTATTCAAGTGTCTAGATAACAATAACGGAGCAGTATCAACATATCGTCCTAGACTTTCAGAAACATCAGCTAGTGATGATTTTTATTTTACACCTACTGATGGATATCAGTGGAAGTATATGTACTCTATAACTACTGCACAGTACAATAAATTTGCAACGACATCTCATATTCCTGTTTATGTTAACGCAAACGTTGTTGCTAATTCAGTAAGTGGGTCAATTGATAATATTACAGTAACAGCTAGTGGAAATGGGTATGCATCTTACACCAATGGATCCTTCCAAGAAGTCAGAGTTGGTGGTAATCCATTAATATTTGCTATTGATTCCACAACAGCATCCCCCAATTCGAATTTCTATATTAACAGTGCTTTAAAAATAACAAGTGAGGCTGGAGCAGGACAACAAAGAGTTATTACAGGATACACAGTAGCTGGTTCAACAAGAAGAGTAGTTGTTGATTCAGCTTTTGAAGTTACTCCAACAACGTCTTCTACTTATGAAATCACTCCCCTAGTTCAAATACTTGGAGACGGTACCGGTGCGCAGGCACGTGCTATTGTCAATAGCTCTAGTAACAGTATTAATAGCATAGAGATTGTCGAAAGAGGTAGTGGTTATACATTTGCTTCTGTTGTAGTTACAGGTAACACCGGAATCATCAACGTTGCAACAAGTACAGCAATTACCGCTAACAATGCAACAGCAAAAGTAATTATAAGTCCAAAGAATGGACATGGTAGTAACGCTGCTGCAGAGCTTGGTGCTCATTACGTTGGTATTAGTACAACTTTTGACAGTAGTCTTTCGGGAAATAAAGTAGTTGATGAGAATGATTTTAGATTAGTTGGAATCCTTAAGGATCCATTGTTTTCCAACGTTGTACTTGCAATCAGCTC